AGCAAACACTAACTTAATTTTTGGTAAATACAGAATCGAAGAAATCAATGGCTTACCTGCAAACACAATAGTAATTGCTGAGCCTAAAAACTTGATTTTTGCAACAGGATTGGAAGCCGACCACAACGAAATTAAATTAGTAGACGAGGATGAAATCGGTTTGTTAACAGGTTTAGTGCGTGGAACTATGGTTTATAACGCAGGTGTAAACTACTACAACGGTGAAGAGATTGTTTGGGCAAGACCGATAGCGTAATTAATAACATAACCCCTTATTAAATTAAGGGGTTTTTAAAACCAAATAATTATGGCTTGTAATATAACAACAGGACGAGCGAAGGCTTGTAAAGAATTTCAGGGAGGAGTACAGTCTTTATTTCTTTTTAACTTTGTAGAAAATGCTTTTACGGTTGTTGATGGAGAGGCTACGGCTATCAATCCATTGTTAACAGAAGTATTTGAATTTAAAGTTGAAGGAGATGGACAAACATTAGTTGAGGACATGGTTCCTAGTCGTAACGAGGGAACTATTGTAAATACTCAAACAATTACCGCAATGTTAAAAGGAATTGATGCTGATACTTCGGCAAATCTTAATCTTTTAGCTAGGGGATGGACTTCAGCAGTTGTAAAAGACCGCAACGGTGTTTATCATGCGGTAGGTTTAGATGATGCAATTGATTTTACAGTCAACCAAGCAACGGGAGGAGCAAAAACAGATATGAATGGCTACACTATTACGGGTGTATCTACAACAAAAGCGTTAAGTCCTAAATTGGATTCAGCGACAATAACCGCATTTTTGGCTTTAGTTTAATATAAAGGATTTTTGTTTTGTCTAATTACCCCGTATTAATTTACGGGGTTTTTAGTTTAAATTCTTTCCATATATTTCAAAGTAATAGGCAAACCCGTTAATAAACTTTCATTTATAAATACTGATTTATTATTGTTTGTTTTATCATGCCAAACTTCAATAGCATACTTATCTACAAAAACACAAGTAAAATCTTTTACCATTACGCTTTTACCTAAAATATAGTTCATTGTATAACCACGTTTTTTTAGATAATCTTCAATAAGTTTTTCATTTATTCCTTTGTTTGTTTCTAGTGAACATTTACTTTTTGCTTGTATGTAAAGCATTTCAACGTATTCGTTAAAATCAAACATTGCTTTATTATAAAGCGTTCCGATGTAAGTATCTAAGTTCATAATTAAATATTTTATTCAAAAGTAAACATTTTTTCTTATGTATAACAAAAAACCTTAAAAAACGTTTTAATAATATGAAAGTTGTTAATCCTGATAATACATCGCATTCGTTTTTATTCGTGCCTCGTTATTACGATTTTAACGAATTGGAGTTAGTACTTACAAATCCCGCAACGGGTGTAACTACTGAGGTTACAAATTACAATGTAACGCATAACGGATTTACAAATATATCTTTTGACTTTACTTTCCAAAACAATGACAAGTACGAAATACTTATTAAAGAGGGTAACGATATAGTTTATAGAGGCAAAATAATAGCAACAGACCAAGCAACACAAAGTTACAAATTAACCGCAGGATTCTACCGATATGAGTGATATAAGATTAATACAACTAAACAACTACATAAGACCAAAAATCGAGGAAAATAAATCTAAAGATTGGGTTTTAAATGGTCGTAATAATTCATTCTATCAGTACATAATTGATAGAAGAAACGGCAGTCCTACAAATGCAAGTATTTTACAAGCATATACCAACCTTACTTATGGGCAAGGCATAAAAGCTAAAAACGCAAGTACGAATACTACCGATTGGGTTAAATTTGTTTCTTTACTTTCAAAAAAAGACCTTAGAAATATAGTTGACGACTTTTGTATGTTTGGCGAGTGTGCTATGCAAGTAGTCAAGACTAAAGACAGAAAAGACATCGCAGGAATTTACCATTTGCCTATTAATAAAATTGCACCACAAATAGCGAATGAAGATGATGAGATTGAGGGTTATTGGTATTGCAAAGATTGGACTAAATACACTAAATATGAGCCTACCTATTACCCTACATTTGGAACTACTAAAGACGAGATAGAAATTTATGTAGTTAAGCCATACAAAGCGGGTAAAGAGTATTTTAGCGACCCTGATTATATCGCTGGTTTGCCTTATGCTGAAATGGAAGAGGAAATAGCTAACTATTATATTTCACACATTCAAAACGGTTTGTCTTTTGGGTATATTATAAACATTCCCGATGGTAACTCAATGTTGCCTGATGAGAAAGACCTTTTAGAAAAAAAAATAAAATCTAAATTAACTGGGTCAAGTAACGCGGGTAAATTTGTACTATCTTTTAACGGTAGGGATGCAGAAATAACAGTTACCCCGATAACCGTAAACGATGCTCACAAACAATGGCAGTATTTAACGCAGGAGGCTAGACAACAATTGTTAACCGCTCACATGGTTACAAGTCCGATGCTATTTGGTATTAAAGATAACACAGGTTTTGGTAATAATGCAGATGAATTAGACACCGCAGAGGCACAATTAGTAAAAAGAGTAATACAACCTAAACAAAACTATATTTTAGATGCGTTAGACGATATTACGAACTTTTATAACATGAATTTACAGTTATATTTCAAACCTTTAACAGAATTACCACAAACAAGTACTCAATTAAGCACTCATGTTTGTTGTAGTGAAAAAAAAAAGACTGATTTAGATGATTTACTAGATAAAGGCGAGGTTATCGACTTAGAAGAATACGATTTAGTACATGAGATTGAAGTTGACTATGAAGAAGAAGAAAAGTTTAGTTTAGCGAGTACAGGGGTTGCAAATCCTAACGCAAATAGTGAACAGGACAATAAAGATATTATAATTAGATACCGTTATAGTGGTTCAGAAAGTCCTGAGCGTGAATTTTGTCAAAAAATGATGTCAGCGGGTAAGGTTTACCGAAAAGAAGATATAATTGCAATGGAAAACAGAGCAGTTAATCCTGGATGGGGTGCAAATGGTGCAAATACATACTCGATATGGCTTTATAAAGGCGGTGCAAACTGTTATCATCAATGGTTTAGGCTAATTTACGTTAAAAAAGGAGTTAAAATCGATGTAAATAGTCCTTTATCCGAGCAAATAAGCACAAGCGAGGCACGAAGACGAGGTTATAAAGTACCCGTTAATGACAATTTAGTATCAATAAAACCAATTAATATGCCTAATCAAGGCTTTTTACCAAAATAAAATGGCTGAATTACTATTTATAAGACCCGAAGAAATCACCGCAACCACCGTTTTAGGGGGCAATGTTGATATAGATAAGTATGTTTTCTGCATTGCTAACGTACAAGTAACAGTAATTGAGCCTCTTTTGGGTTCTATTTTGTACGATAAAATAGTAGATGACTTTGAAAACGATGCTTTAACGGGTGATTATTTGATATTATTTAACGAATTTGTAAAACCAATAACCAAAAATAGTGCTATTGCTGAGTTTATAACGATTGCAAGTTATATGTTAACTAACGGAGGTTTATATAAACACGCTCCTGAGAATAGCGAAGTAGTAGACCAAAGAGAAGCACAATTTTTAGCCAAAAAATATAGTGATTTTGCTCAGTCTTATATTTCACGTTTTAATAAATGGATTTGTAAAAATATGTTGCCCGAATATAAAACGTGTCAGGATGAAGTAAATGCGGTTAAAGATTTAAGTGTTACGGCGGGATGGAAATTAGATGATAATTTACATAGAAAACCATGGTACTTAGAATAACACAGGGTTTTGATAGAAGATGCAAAGATAATTTAGGAGGGGTAAGAAAATTATACTTATTTCCATTTGTAAAGTATTTAAGAAGTCAAATAATTACAGATGGAGAGTATTTAACAAGTTTTCCTACTACTACAATCTTTGAATTTGAAACAAATGTTATTAGTTTTAACGAACCGATGCAAGAAAATGAAGGAGGTAAATTTTATAATCAAAATTTAGAATTTACTTTAATAGGTACTGATGATTTTTTTGAATTACAAAAGTTAGTTAAAAAAGATTATAGAATTATAATTCAAGACAGAAACGGGAACTATAAAATATTAGGACTTTACAACGGTTTAGAATGTACAAACTTTAGTTATAATACAGGAGGCGGTAAAAGTGAATTAAACGGCTTTAATTTTAGTTTTGAGGGGCAAGAAATCAGAAGTAGTTTGTTTATAGAAGATTTAGAAGATGCAGGGTTTATAATTGACGGTGGATTCTTATTGCAAGAAAACGGAGATTTTATTTTACAAGAAAACGGGTTTAAAATATTATTATAATGGCTGACAAAAAAATTAGTGAATTAACAGGAGCGGGAACTTTAACAGGAACGGAGGAAGTGCCAATTGTTCAAGGCGGTATTACTGTTAAAGCAACTACTCAGGATATAGCAGATTTAGGTGGTGGCGGAACGGCAGAATGGATTATTGTAACTTCCGACATAACCGCTCAATACGATAATTATTATTCAATAGGAAATGATACAGGAATAGAAATTACAAGCCCTACTCCAACCGTTGCAAGAGGTTACGTTGTTTATAGCGTAAACGGTGATTTTCTAATCGATGGTTTTAACTTCACATCAAATAATTTAGTTTACGTTTTTTACAACGGTGCGACATGGACTTATAATATAATCACTAGCGGAGGCGGTTCATTCGACCCAACAGTAGATGTTATAGGTTTAATGGATGCTTTGTCTAATGAGCCTATTTCAACCGATGATAGTGTAACCATTTTTGCAAATAAAACGCAAGGACAAATAGAAGGATTACTACAAAGAAACCCTTTTCAAATAACGCAAAAATTTAATCTAGCACCATTTCCTCCTGATGGATGGGAATCATTAATAATTGAGCCTATTTGGGATGGTTCTAAAGTTGTTTTTGATGTTGAAAACATGGATTTAAGAACACCAACAGTTAACAATCCTTTAGAAGTGTCTTTTGATTTGTGGAGAGAAACTTTTGATTCGATTCCAGATGTTATTTTTTTGTTTCAAGTTTCAACAAATGGAGGCGGTTCATTTACAACTATTGAAACTTATACAGATGTGGAATTGACAACATCTTCACAAACATTTACCGTTGATTTATCCGCTTATTCAGACAGCTATAGTTTAATTTTTAGATTTAGAAAAGACGATGGTACAATTAACGCAGTTTACCTCGATAATTTTAATTTAAAATATGAATTACCGATAAGTGAACTTGAAAAGTCAAACTATAAATACGGAATAAATTATTTCAATCATTTTTACGGATTAGGGTCAAACGATACAGGGCAATCAATAAACGATACTTTATTAAACCTAAACACTAGCGGTGCGGGTTCTAGTGCAATACCTATTCGTTCAACAACTAACCCAACACAAATAACATCTTCTAACATAGGTGTTTTAGAATGTTTAACAGGAACAACTACGACAGGATTTGCGGGTGCTTTTATTGGTTTTAGTACGGGTTCGATTCCCGTAGGTGTTGGAAGATTAGAACATAATGCTTTAATTGTTTGTCCTACTTTATCAACGGGAACAGAAAGATATTTAGTTTTTTCGGGATTGTTTAATACTAGAACAAACAATGCAGGAGATTGTATAGCTTTTGTTTATGATGAAGGTGGGGTTGCGGGAACTACAAACAATACAGCCTCTCCAAATTGGCAAGTTGTTACTATAAATAATTCAACTAGAACAATCACAGATACGGGTGTTGCGGTTAGTGCTACTACATTTCAAAAACTATCTTTTATAGTAAATGGGAACGGCACGAGTGTACAGTTTTTTATAAACAATTCTTTGGTGGCAACGCATACAACCAACATACCAACGGGACAAACAAAAAAACTATCTTTACAAAGTTATATCGTAAAAACCGCGGGTACAACAACGAGAAATATTTATTTAGATTATGTACACATTGATTTAAAATTAACAACTCCTTTAACATGATAACGAAATATAGATACATTTTAGAAAATACAAGTATTGAAACTTTGGATATTACAACTATTCCAAACGGAGTACCTTATGATACTATCATTATTTCAGATGAGGAAATACAAGAGCAACAAAACGCACAGATTCAATCGGAATTAATTGAGAAAGCCAAACAACAACAAATTGCACTTGCTCAGAAATTAGCTTTAGATGCGGTTGTAACTCAGCAACAAACTTTACCCGATTCGGATGCTTTAACGGTTCAGTCTGTTTATCCTTTGTGGGATGCAAATGAGAAATCTTATGCTTTAGGAGAAAAATGTCAGGATTTTAATAATACTAACGAATTAAAGTTATACAAGTGCGTACAAGCACATACAAGTCAAAGTGATTGGCGACCTATTAACGTGCCCGCTTTATTTACTGAGGTTCAACCCGCAGGAACTATTGGTGTATGGGTGCAACCAACAGGGGCACAAGACGCTTACCAAATAGATGATTTAGTACATTTTCCAACAATTAACGACCCCGTTTATAGAAGTACGAGTGCAAATAATGTTTGGGCTCCTAACGTTTTCGGGTGGGTTTTAAATTAATACTATGAAAGACTTTTTTAAAAATAACTATCACAAACATTTAGGAATAGGATTCTTAATAGGAGTTTTAACGGCTTTAATTTTACACAATGTAACCGAGTGGCAAAATTATATGATAATCATTATAGCGTTGTTTATTGGTTATTGTGGAGGTGTTATTTGGGAGGGCGAACAAACATATAGATATAACGGTGTACAATGGGATTGGAACGATGTTTTTTATAGTGCAATAGGTTCGGGAATTGGAAGTTTAATTATTTTATTTTTATAGTATGAATTGGTTAGAAATTGCATTAGCTTTTGGGGGGTTTGGAACTTTTACGGCGGTATTAACTTTCCTTATTACTATTCGTTACATTAAACGAAAAGAAAGAGCAATAGCGGGGCAAGAAGAAGGTAAAGAAAGACAAGAAAATTTAACCGCTCAGAAAATGACAGATGAGGTTTACGCTTTAATGTCGCTTAGATTAAAAGAGCAGTTTGATGGAATGAATGCTGAAATAAAAACCCTAAAAGAAACGCAAAAAGATTTAATCACAACTATTCAAATACAAAAAGGCAATATAGAACACTTACAAAAAACAGTTGATGACTATAAAGAAACGTGCGACAATTGCCAAGTAAGACAAGAAAAAATAACACTTAAAAAAATAAAATAATATGGCAAATTTAATTTACAACTCTTTTTTAAGAGATATACAAAACGGTTCTATTGACTTAGATACCGACACCATAAAAATGATGTTGGTAACAAGTGCCTATACTCCAAACGTAGATACTAACACTAAAAGAAGTGATGTAACAAATGAAGTAGTAGGAGCAGGATATACGGCAGGGGGTGTTACTTTAGCAGGTAAAACCGTAACGCAAAACAATACCAATAATACGGGTGTTTTTGATGCTGACGATATCGTAATACCAACGGCTACAATAACGGCACGTGCAGGGGTTTTATATAAGTCACGAGGCGGTTTAGCAAGTGCAGACGAATTGATAGGATATATTGACTTTGGTAGTGATATTGTATCAACTGCAGGAAATTTTACAGTTACTTTTAATGCGAGTGGAATATTAACTTTAGCACAAGCGTAATGATAACAACAGTAGACCAATTATTAGATGCAATGGCTAACAACTCAACTAGGCTAATTATAGACAAAGCCTCTTTGAGTAATGCGGTTGCGGGGCAGTTTCAAAGTCTTTGGAGAGCAACAGGGCAACCAGGACAGGGTGCTATTCCAACAACGGCTGCTACTTGCGACAACACTCTTTTGGGTGCTATTAATTTCACACAACAAACCGCACCCGCAACATCGTATTTGTCTATTTTAGAAGCGTTATGTTCAAACAACTCAACTACTTTAGAAATACACGATAGATTGATGCATATGGGGGGATTAAATGGAACTTTACTAACTTCGCAAACAGTTAACTTAGACTTGAACGCAAATTTAGCAAACGATAATTTAACTGCTAGAATTGGAGATAGTAATTTTTCAGATGTTCAATGGTGGTTAGAATGGTATGCGGACACAGGTGCAACGGCATCAAACGCAACTATAAACGTGACTTATAACGATGGGACTTCAAACAACTTAACTAACGTTGCAGTAGGTGGAACTTTGAGAGCAAGTAGAATGATTCCTTTAAATGGTTTAATTCCTTCTGCTGATAGTGGAAAGTACATTCGAGATATCAATACAGTTATTTTGTCAGCATCAACAGCAACAGCAGGTAATTTTGGATTTACTGCAACCCGTTATAGAGGTGCAATTTATCAACCTATTGCAAACGCAAGATTTACAAGTGAATGGACTGGATTAGGACTTCCTGAAATTTATAATGAAAGTTGTTTGTTTCCCGTTCAAATAGCAAGTACAACAACAACAGGAACGGTAAGAGCAACAGGCAAAATATCACATGGCTAGTTATTTTAAATCAACAGGAACGCCAAAAGGTAGTCTATCCGTTTGGGTAGACGAATTCCCTGCGTCCGTTGTTTTAAATAATGATTTTTTTGGAGTAAGCGGAGATGCTAACGCAATTGCAAACACATTACTCGCAACGTTCACACTATTATCGGTTGTTGCTAGCGGTAACGCAACAACAAGCACAAACACACTAGGGGCAAATTATATAATTAACAATGTTGTTGCTAGTGGTAATGCAACGGCTAACGTAGATACTTTAGTAGCTGATTATACTTTATTTACTGCGACCGCTAGTGTAAGTGCTAACGTGAATGTAAGTACTTTAGTGGCTAATTTCACGCTTTATCCTGCTACTGCTTTTGCACCTCAAAACGGTAATGCAATAGCTGAAACGATAAATTTAAGATATTCGTTATTAGATACCTATGCAAATGGTAACGCTAATATTTTAGCTAATTTAATACAGTTAAAATACGATTTAAAAAGTGTACGAGCGTTTGATGCGAATGATTTAGAAAAGATTTGTTTCACTTCGGTATTTACCGATACGATAGAATTTGAAAGTATTACAAACGATGTGATACAATTTGATTCGATATTTAATGACAAAATAGAATTTACAAGTACCTTAACGAATTTAATAGAGTTTGAAAGTACTTTTACAGACACAATAGAAATGATTAGTAACATAGATAATAAATGTAAACCATGAGCCAAGTATTTGTAGGACAAACAGACCTCTTAATAAGATGTACTGTTAATAGAAATATATCGGGTGCTACCGTTACCCGAATTGCATATCGCAATCCAAACGGGGTTGAGGGATATTTTAATGCAACGGTAGAAAATGCTACAACGGGAGTATTAGTATATCCTGCGGTTAACAATGAATTAAACGTTGCTAACACGTGGACTTTTTGGGCTGAAGTAACTTTAGCAAGCGGACTAATAGCAATCGGTACACCTTTTAATTATCGTATATCTAACAAAGGTCAATCGTAATGAGAAACATTTTATACATAGTGCTTCATTGTACAGGGGCAAATCCTAAGCAAACAACAAAATCTATTTTAGACTATTGGAAAAATAATCTTAAATGGAAAAATGTTGGTTATCATTATTTAATATCCGATAACGGAACGGTTGAACAATTAGCACAAGAAAGTCAAGTTACTAACGGGGTTGCGGGTTTTAATTCTAACTCAATACATATTTGTTATAAAGGCGGTGTAGATAGTTCAGGAAAACCAAAAGACACACGCACAGACGCACAGAAACAAGCTACAATCAATCTTCTAAAAGATTTAAAGAAAAGATACCCTAACGCAGAAATAAAAGGACATAGAGATTTCCCAAAAGTTGCTAAAGCGTGTCCATCTTTTTCGACTGCTGATTGGTTGAAAGAAATAAATTTGTAATATAATTGCTTTTGTATTAAATAATTACTTACTTTTGACATTACAAACAAAGTAGTAACTAACAAAAATGTTATGGCTAAAACGTACAAACGTGAAATAGCTTTAGAGTATTGCACAAAGTATCACAACTTCTCAACCCGTGCAATTGCTAGACTTTTATTAAAAGATTTTCCTTTAGATTTTACCGAAAACTCCTCCCGTTCAATGGTGCAATACATAAGAGGTGAAAAGAATAACAGAAATGGAGAACTCGAGCCAAGAACAGAACAAACTAAAAAACAATTTATGGCAAGAAAATTTGAACTACCAGAATCGGACTATGAGGAAAGGAAAAATTTTATAATTCCAAAAGGTCAAAACAATATTTTAATTTTGTCAGATATTCATTTTCCTTATCAAGATAATAAAGCGTTGGAACTAGCGTTAAATTACGGATTAGAAAATAAAGTAAATTGTGTGTATCTAAACGGCGACACTTTAGATATGTATCACGGTAGTAGATTTGTTAAAGACAGAAGAAAAAGAGATTTAGCAAGTGAGTTACAGATAGGTCGTGACTTTTTAAAAATGTTACAAGAAACTTTTAAATGTCCTATTTATTTTAAAATCGGTAACCATGAGAAACGGTGGGAAGATTATTTGAGAATACAAGCACCCGAGCTTTTAGGAATTGCAGACTTTGAACTTGAAACCATTTTAAGGTTTAGAGAATTTGGCGTAACTTTAATAAAGGACAAACAGATAGCAATGGCGGGAAAATTACCAATTATGCACGGTCACGAATGGCAGGTAGGATTTGCACCTCCTGTTAATCCTGCAAGGGGGTTGTACATGAAAGCCAAAGAAAGTTGCATAATAGGACATCATCATCGAACTAGCGAACATACAGAAAAAAGTTTAAAAGGAGAAGTTACTACAACGTGGTCAACGGGTTGCTTATGTGGTTTACAACCTGATTATGCACCATACAATAATTATAATCATGGATTTGCTCATGTTCAAACAGATAAAGAAGGAAATTATCATTTGAAAAATATTAGAATTATTAATTATAAAATAGTGTAGGCGATTAGTTTAACGGTAAAGAGAAACCGCATAGGGTAGAATGCATTCGAGTAATGTAGGCAAGGGTTCGACTCCCTTATCAAACTGCATATTTTAAAGTTCAAAAACATATAATTAATGCACATTGTAACAGGCAATAACCTTAAAATAAAAATATAATTTCATGCCATAACCTTATGATTGAATTAAATATAAAGATTAAAGAATGGGACTGCACTTGCGGTGATGGGTGCTGCTATACTTGGGGCAAAGATGTTTTTATCAATGACGAAAAGGTATCTAGCGGAGATTACGACGATATTACAATAATATTAAAAGATGTTTTAGGAAATTTAGGATATAAAGTAAATATAGAATGATTGAGCAAATGATAGCAACGGTTCAGATTTACATTCATCATCGTAAAGGGGTTGAGGTAAATATTGCTATTCGTAATGCTACGGATATTATCAAACTACAAAAAGCGTATAATATAGCAATAAATTGGTTAAACGAAAATAATTTTAAAACATCATAATGTTTCCCTTATCAATAAAGGAAACATTTATTAAACTATTAAATATCAAACAATTAAACGACTTAAAAATGAAAACAATTAACTTACCTTTGATTTGGGATTACGTTAAATCCTATGTATTACCATTTCTTTTGATTATTTTACTATTTAGGCAATGCAATAATAATGAAGTACAACTTGCAAAATCGGAATCTAAAAGCGTTAAAGAACAAAACGCTATTTTAGAACGTACCGCAATAAACGCAAATGAGAAAATTGCTGAACTGTACGGAATTAACGAACAGTTGGAAAAGGACCTACAACGGTCCAACGCTAAAACAAACGATTTAACGGCTAAACTTAATAAAGTAGTATCAAAGGGTCAAAAAGATTTAAAACGCTTTGAAAACGCAGATAATAAAGCGTGGGCGGGTTATTTCAAAGAAAAGTATAACACTTCTGTAACTTACAGTGATGTTAGTTTAACAATGACCTCTCAATTAGTTACCCAAATAGGAAACGATTTGATTAAAGGGGATATTGCAAAAGCGGAGGTTAAGATTTATAAAAGTCTTTTAGATGAATCCGATTATAAAATTTCAGTTTATGAATCGTTGGTTACAAATAAAGATGATATTATAAACGAAAAGGATGTAATAATTGAAACGGTTGCAGAGCAAAGAGATAACTTACAAACTTTAGCGGATAATCAGTTAAAAGACTTAATCAAAGCAGAAAGAGGTAAAAAACTAAACAGAACCCTTATTGCTATTGGTGTTGCGGGCGGTTTTGTTGCGGGCGTGTTACTTGCAAATTAGATTTTTTTACTCTCCAAATAGTTTACGAAAGTAGTTTTTTTAGTATTTTACTCTCCTATTAAATGTTAAAGTTTCACTTTTTTATAAAAATAATTACAAGAAAACTTGTTAATCAAAAAAGTATTTATATCTTTGAACTCAGTTACTAACAATTAAAAAATAGAAATTATGACAAAATTAGAAACATTACACGAACAAATAACAAAGGAACAAAGAAGAATTGAAATGCTAAAAAATACTAAAGAAATAGATGCAGATTTCTTAAGAGAAGAAATAAAAAATGCTAAAACAAAAATATCAGAATTACAAAAAGAATTTAACAACGAATACGAGTACCAAACAAACTAAAACCTCAGGGGTGTAAAAACCCCTTTTAAATCATGCAACAACTAAAAACCTACCTAACAACAAACAAACTAAGTCAAAGCGAGTTTGCAAGGTTAAACGGATTCTCACAGCAGATAGTTAGTAATTGGATTAACAACAAAGATTCCCCATCTACCAAAAACTATTTGAAACTAAAAAAAATTATTAAGAATTTAGAGTTGTAACGTTTGGCAACTTGTAGAAGTGGCGTAATTCAAGCGAATACACAACAAAAATTAACGAATTATAAATTAAACAACAACCAATTCAAAACTGCAAATACTAGCCATTTCTACAAATTACTGTTATCTTTCAGTTGCGAGTTTTAAAACTAAATTTTATGAAAAAAATATTTAAATGGATTTACAAACCAAGCGGAAAATGTCCTGTACAGGCAGAAGGTTATTTTTTAGGGTACTTCTTTTATTTTAGAGCAAGGCACAAATTTGCGACTATTGAATTTTATAATAATAAAGAAGATTTTGATGGAGATGCTTGGACTAATCCAATAGTTTATATTGTTGTAAAAACTACTGAAGAATATAGAGCAGGTTGGTTGTCAAAAAAAGAATGCACTTTTTTAGTTTTCAAAGGCTGTTTTATCTTTCTTTTTAAACGCAAACGTAGCAATTGAAGATAACGTTAAGCATTGTTGCAGTTGTGGTTAGACCTGCACGATGTAACGGATAAAGACCAATACTAACCGATTAAAAACAAATTATTAATTAAGCCAGATGCCACAATTGCTACAATGCATTGTTAGCGGTTCGGTTTTATAACACTAAACAAAATGAGAAAATTAGAAGTAAAAATTAGACAAATTATTTGGGCGATTAATCAAAGTTTAAAACCAACAACTTATGATAAAGTAATTTACAAGGGTAATTTGTACTACATAAAATCAAGTTTAACAGGCGAAAATATTTGGAATTTATTTGAAAAATCGAATGAACAACCAACGTATAGTTATATAAGAGGTAATGAATTAAAAATAGTTCATTCTTTTAAAAGGATTGTAAGAGTGTTTAAACAACATATGCGATTTCAAAAAACAAGTTGGCAAAGAATAGATTGCAGTAATCCTATTGGGACAAGATTAAGCTATATAAGTTCTGATAATATCTTTTTTATGCGGTCTTACTAAACTGACCGCTAACCAGCGACGCTTTGCGTCAGGCTTAGAGCTTGCTCAAAGCGTGAGTTAGGCGAAGGGTCGCTGGTTAGAGTGAAAGGTTGCGACCTTTCGCTCTAACGTATGGGTATTGGCGAAGTTGCCGAACCGAAAGCTAAATTGAAAAACAAAAGTTGAAATTATGGACGAAAGTTTAATTGAAAAACAGAACGGCAATTGCGCCAATACCGTGTTAGGTGCAGTGCCTTCTGTGGTGTATAATGAGGATTGTGTAGAGGGCTTAAAACGCTTTTCTGATAATCATTTTGACCTTGCTATTGTTGACCCACCTTACGGAATTGGGGCAGGTTCAAAATCATTTATAAATAGAAATACAGCCAATAAAAGAGCCGAAAAATTCTATAAAGATAATGACTGGGATAAATGCACACCCGATGCCGAATATTGGAAGGAATTAATGAGAGTATCTAAAAATTGGATAGTGTGGGGCGGTAATTATTTTACCGAATATTTGCCACCTGCAAGATGCTTTATTGTGTGGGATAAAAAGACGGGTGAGAATAGCTATGCAGATTGTGAACTGGCTTTGACAAGCATTGATAGTAATGCAAGAATAATTACCAAATTTTGGTTAGGTGCTCACGCCCAAGATGATGATGGAAGAATACACCCAACCCAAAAGCCTATAATGGTGTATGATTTCATTTACCAAAATTATGCGAAGGAGGGCTATAAAATTTTAGATACTCATTTGGGAAGTGGAAGCAATAGAATTTCGGCTCAAAAAAATGGTTTTGACTTTACAGGATTTGAAATAGATAAAGATTATTATAAAGCACAAGAAAAGCGTTTTAAAGATTTTGTCAGCCAACTCCGAATGTTTTAGGGTATCTGCTGGCATTGCACCTAACGTTACTTGGCTTAGCGATGAAGCGGAAAGTTAAGCCTTAATTATCGGTTTAGAAACCAAAAACACAAACACAAAACCAACATTGAAGTAAGCCTAAAACCGCTTTTTCGCTAAACCAATGTTATAAGTAGCTTTTATTATGAGTAAATATGTAAAAATTAAGGTAAAAAAATTTAATCTAAATAAATTAAAAGTGGGTGATTTCTTTGAATATAATGAAGTTATTTATAAATTTTTAGGTTATGAATACGGAACATATCCAATTGGCGAAAATGTTGAAACAGGTGAAACAGTTACTTTACCACACTATTAGGTAAAGTTACTTATAACGTTATCTCGCTTGGCGAGGTTGGGAAAAAGAAACCCGAATAATCAAATTTAAGACTAAACAATGAAAGTACAAGACCAACATCAAATTAAACCCGAAACCCAATCTTGCCAAACGAGTGTTACAGGAAGTGATGGGTCGTTAATGATAACTGTTTCGGGTGGTAGAAGTTCCGCAATGATGGCAAGACATATTCAAACAAATGAGAAATACGCTAATTATGAAAAAGTATTTGTGTTTTGCAATACAGGAATGGAAAGACCTGAAACGATTGATTTTCTTAAAAAAATTGAAAAGTATTGGGAAATGCCAATAGTAAAAATAGAAGGCGTTTATTCAAATGATTTAGGAACTGGAGTTAAATACAAAATTGTTGATTGGGAAAATATGAATATGACTGCAAAGCCATTTTCTAAAATGATTGAACACAAAAACAAAGGAATATTTGAGGGATTACCAAACCAAGATGCGCCTTATTGTTCAGAAATGTTAAAGACGCTTCCTGCTAAAAAATTGTGTGATGATATTTTTGGAGTAAATAATTATAAAATCGCAATAGGATTTAGAAAAGAAGATATGCCAAAGCGAATTTCGTGGGCAGAAATAAAAGAACAAAAGCAAAAGATATTTCCTTTATTAACTGATTTTTATACACCAATATCGCAATTAGACTTAAATAAATATTGGAAAAAACAACCGTTTAAATTAGAAATGCACGGTAAATATGGAAATTGTGAACTATGCTGGAAAAAATCAGAAGATACATTAATTGAAAATATACTTTTTGGTACAAGATTTATCGACTGGTTTAAAAAAGAAGAACAAAAATATAATAGCGTTTCTTTTCGTGGACATAAATCAATAGCCGATTTAGTAAAACTTTCAGAATTACCAAGAACAATAAAAATGGAGTTACAAACGGAGGACGATTTTAATTGTGTATGCAGTTTCTAATCATTTCCTGTAACTCGTTGATAACACTAACTAACTTATGCAAAACATTGAAAATAAGATAACTAAAACATTTAAAAACTATCCTTTTATAGTTTGTCTTAACGATGGGTTTTTATATCAGTTAGAACATTGCCCTCGCAAACGAACTAAAACTTTTAGAAAATTAACCTATAACGAAAAAAGAAAAGCATATTACATTAACGGTCAATTAGTATCAAAACAAAAATTAATTAAAAATCAAATCAAAAATGAAACCATCAATTGAAACTTACGAAAAATGGGTTGAGGAATTAAAGTACTCAAACGAGGCACTACAAAGAGAATTAATTAAAAAAGATGCTCAACTACTTAAAACACAATTAGAGTTAACAGAGGCAAAGCATTTACTAAATGGAGTTATAAGAGCGATTGAAGTGGAGGAGGCACTAGCGTTATGACACCAAAAGAGAAAGCAATAGAGTTAGTAAATAAATTTATAGGTTATTCATATTTTTCAGATGGAAATAATTCTATGAATATACAATATCAGCAAGAATATAATGCCAAACAATGTGCCTTAATAGCGGTTGATGAGATTATAAAAGTATGTCCTTATATCTCTAGTAAAAACAAACAAACTATAGATGAATTTAATTCACCATACTATGCTTTTGCTGATTATTGGCAAGAAGTAAAATCTGAAATAGAAACGTTATGACACCTTTAGAATTATCTAAAATATTGCACATTAGCGAAAGGACAGTACAACAAAAATGCCAAAAAATAGGTGTTGAAAAAAAAGTTGTTAAGGGTCGTTGGACTTATTTTATAACAAAAGAACAAGCAATAATAATATGCGAATCGCAACCCGAAGTGAAAAAAGTAATTTCTGAAAATGTAGAAATTATTTATGTACACACTATTTTTAACATTTACCCATCAAAAATAAATTATTTAGAAATATGAAAAAACCAAGTAATCTAACCCGCATCAAAAGAGTTATTAACTTCTACTATTCGAGGGGAATTAATTCTGAAAGATGTAATAAAATTTACTATAAAATTTTGTATTCTCAAAATAAATAGTTACTTTTGAAAAATAAAATACGGTCAGGTATTTTGAAAAACATTATAATCTACCTTGACTTTGCCACCGCTGACCCGATGGATTTAAGTCAAGGTTTTTTAATTTAAACAAAATGGAAAATTTATTAGAAAAAATCAACTTACTTGTAGATGTTGCGGAAAGTGTAGATAATACTTTCTTTAAAGTAAAATTAAGACACTTAGCAAACGATTTGCAACAATTAGCAAAAGATACGCCAAACGACGCTGAGCTAGGAGCAAAATTTAGAAAATTAATAAATCAATAGTTATGGAAACGATAGAAGAAGCTTCAAGAGAATATGAAAGCACATTTGGGATGGGTGCTAGTGGAACTGAATCTGTTGATTTTACAGCGGGTGCTAAATGGCAAGAAAAAAGAATGTATAGCGAGGAGGAGGTTTTAGATATTTTCTTTAAATTTTTTTGTCATCAAATAGATGAAGATGTAGAAAATAAATTATCATTTCAACAATTTATTAAACAATTTAAAAAATAATAACATGACTTACTTACAATTTTACACAAACACTTTGGGCTTTACTTTTCATTCAAAAGTTAGCGGTCAAATGATTTACAAATGGGAGTTGTTTTGGAGTGGTTACACACCGCAAGAATGCTTTGAAAAGTTTGATACAAAAATAGTAGTACATGAACATGAGTGCAACTAAAGAAATGTTTTTAAGAATGCGGGAAGATGATTTTAACGCATTATCAAACGAGGTTAGAAGCAAATTTACTTACGTTGAGTTACGAGAGGCTGACGAGTACGAAACACACAAAGACGATGTGTATTATTTAGCTTTGAAAAAAGCTGAAAGGAAAGCTAAAAATAACGTTCAGGAATATTTATTTAATAAAAGACACAAATAATGAGTATCTACAAAAAGCTATTAGAAATCCAAAAAGAAGTAATTGGATTAGGCAAAGACAAAAAAAGTAATAATTACGAATATGTTACAGGAACTAAGGTTTTAGACCATATTAAACCATTAATGAATAAACACGGTTTAATACTAAAACAAGAGGTTACAAGCATTGAAAACGTAAGACAAGACTATAAAACGGGGGTTGGTACTCAGTACGAAAAAGCAAAAGCAGAAATACTATCAAAAGTAATGATGCGTTTTACTTGGATTGATTGTGAAACAGGAGAAAAGGATATTAATGAATTTGGTGCAAACGGTCAAAACGATTGGGAAAAAGGGTTAGGAAGTGCTTTAACTTATGCTGAGCGTTATTTTTTATTAAAGTATTTTCACATCGCAACAGATGAAGATGATATTGATAACGTAGAACGCAAACCAGAGCCAAAACAACAAAGAATAGAAATAGATGTTACAAGGTTAGAGGCTCGTTTAAATTCATGCAAAACTTTAGACGAACTTGCAACACAATACAAATCATTTACACCCGTAGAACAAAAAGCAACGGTTGAACTTAAAGACAAATTAAAATTAACACTTAAATAATTAAACATGGAAGTAACAGGAAAAATCAAAGTAATCGGTAGTACTCAAAATATTACCGAAACATTCTCAAAAAGAGAATTAGTAGTTAGCACGGATGAACAATATCCGCAACACATTTTAATCGAGTTTAACAAAGACAAATGTAGTTTGTTAGATAAGTTTAAAGTTGGCGAAGTTGTAACGGTAGGAATCAATTTGCAAGGTCGTGAGTGGGTAAATCCACAAGGCGAAACAAAGTATTTCAATTCTGTTAAAGGATGGAAAATATTTAAAGCAGATGAAACGCAAGTTAGCGAAGTAGTAGGTCAAGTATTTGAAACGGTTAAAACTTTAAATGAAATGGATGGAGATGGATTGCCCTTTTAGCATTAAAAAAACCCGTAATTAATTTGCGGGTTTAATTTTTTTGACTATATTTGCATTTGTAGAGTGGACGCTACTATAAAATATCATCAAACCCTTTCAAGGTAAGCGACGTCCACCGCCCCTTGAAGGGGTTTAACTTTTTAAAATTAGTTTTATGGCTAAACTTGGTTATACTTGGTATCCTAAAGATTGGAATAATTCAGATAGCGTTTTTGAGTTGAATTTATCTCAGCGTGGTTTGTATAGAGAATTGATTGATATGGCAATGTTAAACGATAATAAAATAGAAGTTAACTATACTATTTGGTCAAGAAGATGGGCAATTGAATTAAATGATTTACACTTGCTTTTAGATGATTTAATACGATTAAATTTAATACAAATTAATGATAAATTTATTTTTATTCCAAGTTGCGAAAGTCGTTTAAATTTAGTACGTGGAGGCAGTAAAGGAGGTAGTAAAAGTAAGCCTACATCGAAGCCTTTAGTTAAGCCTACATTGAAGCCTATAGCGAAGCAAAAGAAAAGAAATATAAAAGAAATAGAAATACCTACTTATGATTTGTTTTTAAATTATGCTAAAGAACAAAAACCAAAAGTTAATGAAAATCTAGTTAAACTAAAATATGATAGTTGGATAGTTAACGAATGGAAAGATGGGAACGGTAATAAAATAGTAAATTGGAAATCAAAACTAAATAACACTTTGCCTTATATTGCTGAACAAGAAACAAAACCAAAATTCATGCCTTTAAAATTTTAAGTTATGATAGACAAAATAGATTTAAGTAATTTTGGTAAAACCGAACCTGAGTTAGATATTGATTATATTGCAATGCTTAACGAGTGCGTTGTTGATTTGGATGTAGAAATTGAACAACCAAAAATATTAATCTCAGTAGGTCAACACGAATACAAAGGAAATTATTATCCGACACCCGTAATGACAGAGGGAGAGTTTTCAGCTATTATTGCAGTTTCAAAAGCAAAGAAATCATTTTTAAAATCGGCTTTAATTGGTTCGTATATTGGAGGTAACTCAAACTTGCTATTCCCAAACATACGCACCCATAGAACGGAAGATTACGGAATAGCAGACTTTGATACTGAAATGGGCAAGTACTACACGCAAAGAGCCTTTAGACGAGTACAGGATATGACAGGGGCAAAGTATGATAATTACAAAGGATTTGCAACCAGACACAAATCATCTTCTGAAAGGTTATTTATGATTGATGCACTTTTAAAAAATCAAAAGAGTTTTTTTACTAACGATATTAAATTACTTTCAATAGATGGAATTGCGGACTTAGTAGAAAATACAAATGATTTAGTAATGAGTAAAGAGGCATCCGATTATATTATGAAATGGACGCACGAATATAATTTACACATAACAACCATAATTCACAAATCAGCGTTAACAGGGAAGCCTTTAGGACACTTAGGAACTTATGTTTTAAAGAAAGCAGAAACGGTTATTAATTTAGAAGTTGATGAGGGTGGAAATGTAATAGTAAATAATCCGTTTTCTAGGGGTTACAAATTTGATGATTTTGCATTTAGTATTAACAAGGATGCACTGCCTTATTTAATCGAATAACATGACTGAATTAAACGCACTTAAAAGATTAGCTTATACAATAGGCAATAAAAACAAACCAAATGAAACTGATGGAGAGGCTATTAATAAAATAATTGAATGGTTTACTTTGTCAAATGAAAAAATAGTACATGATAATTTATTGTTTGCTAAATTATATTTAGTAGTTTTGAAAGAGTTTTCAAATGTTTATCAATCGGTTGATTTTGCAAATAAAGAAATATCAAAAGAATTATCGAAACCTTTAGGATTCCACATCGAAAAACTAAAACAAGAATTAAACTTTATTGAATTAAACCAATATTTTAAAAGTTTAAATTTAAAACCAACTTGGGAACATGGTCAGGGTTTAGAAGAAATAAAATCTAATATTGAATTAAACAAAGAAGTTTTTAAAAATGTAGATTTGAATTTAGTTAAAGAAACTTTTAGTACTTGGGATAATGATAGTATAATAGCACACATAAATTATTCAGTTAATGAGTTGTTTAACAAATACAAAAATGAGGCATGAAACAGAAAAAAAGAAAATGCAAAGTTTGTCAAACGGTATTTGAGCCAAAACAATTTATGCAAATAGCTTGTTCAATGAATTGTGCTATCGAGTACTCAAAGATATTAAAAGCAAAAAAAGAAAAAATTGAATGGGACAAAACAAAAAACGATTTAAAAGATAAACTAAAGACTTTGACACAATTTGAAGCAGAAGCAAAAAAATCGTTTCAAAAGTGGATAAGGTTAAGAGATAAAGATTTGCCATGTATTAGTTGCGGAACATATATTGCAGACATTTTCGATGGCGGACATTTTAAAAAAGCCGAAATTTACTCAGGTGTTATCTTTAACGAAATGAATGTGCATAAACAATGTAGGAGGTGTAATAAGTTTTTAGGAGGCAACGAATTAATGTATAGAGAGGGGTTAGTTAAAAGATATGGAGAGCAAACAGTTATTGAGTTAGAACAACTTGCAAACGACACGAGGCAGTTTAAATGGTCACGTGAACAACTAATAGCAAAAAAACTAAAATACGAACTTTTAATAAAACAAATGTAAATTTTAAATTAAAAATTATGGGAACTTATTTATATAAATACATTAATTTAAAAAATGAAAAAAAACAAGAATGGATAGAAGCATCTACTTGGGCAATCGCACAAAAAAGATTTTCAGAAAACAACAAAGACGTTAAGGAAATAATTAGTGCTAAAAAACATTCTTAAAATGAGTTTAGATAAATTTGAAATTAGAAGTAAGGTAACGGATGGTAAATTAAATAGAAACCGAAATCTTATTTTAAACGCTTTAGAAACGTTTGAAGGTCAAGAAGTAATACTTACTATACAAAAAGCAAAAAAACGCCGTAGCAACCCGCAAAATAGTTTTTATCACGCAGTTTGTGTACCCATCATGCAACAATGTTTAAAAGATGCAGGATATTTAATGACAAACGAAAGTGTACATGATATGTTAAAACTTAGATTTTTAAAAGAATCTATTTTAATAAATGAAGAAAGCGGAGAATATATCGAGCGTATAAAATCGACAACCGAATTAACAACTACACAATTTGCGGAATACATTTTAGACATTCAAAAATTTGCGGTTGAATATTTTAATGTTCAGATACCTAATCCTAACGAAGAAATAACTTTATTATGAAATCAAAAGAAAATTTTAGAATAACAGTAAGTCAATTAAAAAAGGCTTGTGATGAAAATAAATATATTATTGTTAGAGATTATGATAATAATATTTGGGCTATAAATTGTAAAGTTTCTAGTATAGCACTAAAAAGAAAACCGTATGACTATAATCAAAACACTAAATTTATTGGTTTTTATCCATGTAGTTTTCAAAATTATATAACTTACAAAAGGGGATTTTTATGAAATCAAAAGAATTTCTTTTACCTTTAGATACAAAAGTTAAAGTAGTTGCAACCCATAAAGCAACGGGTCAACAATTTGAAAATATTATAACTTTGAAAGAGTGGAGAGAGTTTAAAAGAAACAAACTATACAACTACCTTGCTTATCAAATATAACCTTTATGGTATAATTAACACTATTAACATAAAAAATATACCCGAAATAGTTTTTTTATTGAAATTTATTTTTATATTTGCTAAACAAATCCGCCAAGATTAGAAACATAACATCCCTATCTTTGCACTTGGCGGTCATTGATGGGGATTTTTATTTATTATGACAGTAAATTTATACGGTAAAGAGTTCAAAGTATCAGGCAAATGGTGCGGTCAATACGATAGCGACACTAACGAAAAACCTGAGTTTGAAGTAGAATCAATAATCTACGAGGGTAGAGAGATTTCAAGACTAATAGAAAACAAACCAATTTATTGGTTGATAATTGAAAAAGTAGTGAGTAGTTAACGTATGGTGCTATACGCTCGTTTTAATGGCGTATAGCATGTGTTACAGGTAGTAGGGATTTCTACCACAAAACTTAATTAGAAGTACAAATTAAAAAGAATTTAAAAAAAGCGATGGCAAGAATATTAGTAGCTTGTGAAGAAAGTCAAGCAATAACAAAAGCATTTAGAAAATTAGGACACGAAGCATTTAGTTGTGATTTGCTTCCTTGTAGCGGTGGGCATCCCGAATGGCACTACCAACAAGATGTATTTGAAGTGATTGATAAAGGATGGGATATGATGATTGCACACCCACCTTGTACATATTTGTCGGTTGCAGGTGCTTGGGCGATGTACAATAAAGATGGAAGTATAAATGAAGTTCGGATGAAGAACCAAAATGATGCTTTGGATTTTGTAAGGAGATTAATGGATGCACCAATAAAACATATTGCAATTGAAAACCCTATAAGCGTAATTAGTAGCCAAATTAGAAAGCCTGACCAAATTGTGCATCCATATCATTTTGGAGAAAAAGCAAGTAAAAGCACTTGTTTATGGTTGAAAAACTTACCAAAATTAAAACATACAAACGTGGTTGAAAAAGGTGAGTTTAAGGAGTGGGTGGATAAAAAGACTGGTAAAACAAAACGACAAGCTACTTGGATTTATGATTGCTTACAACAAGCAAAATCACCCGAACATTTAAGAACTTTAAGAAGCAAAACATTTCAAGGGATTGCGGATGCTATTTCAGAACAGTGGGGAGGTTTTTTAAATTCTTTTTCTGACGAAAATGTTTAATCGAAGCACTACACCCCTATTACCTGTAACGGTTCTCGGCTTGGCGAAGTTGCCGAACACAAAACTTCATTAGTAGTACAAACTTTAAAATTTAGATAAAATGTCAATTGAAAACGAAAACGGCAATTTTGCCAAACCGATGTTATGCCCAGTTATTTTTGAGGGTCGCAAATTCTTTGGAATACGAGAATTTGACTGCCATTTAGTTGGGCTTTTTACTGAAGAAACTTTACAAGGCACATTCTTTACTGTGATACCAATTTCAAATGCCGAATACAGAAAGAAAAGCCCAACCAAAGCAAAGGTTGAAATTGAAACCAAAGATGATTGGACTATATTCAAAATGTATAGCGATTGGGGTCAATGTCATAAAATGGAAATACACAATAGTTTGTCCAAAGAAATTGAAATTGCAAAGCAGAAAGCTGTCGAGCAGGGTCTTTTATAATTGGGCATAACAATATATTAACGCAACTAACTTATGCAAACACTTAATAATTAAACACTTATGCTAGAACTAATATTATACATTATACTCGGAGGATTGATATTTTCAGTTCTTATCTTCGCACTTATCGGAGTTGCGGTAGTTTACGAGTTTTACAAAAGTCTTAAAAACGATTTAAACAAAACATTATGAAAAAAAGTAAAGTAATTGAATTGGTAAAAAAAGGAGAGTTGGCAGTTCACATGAACCGCAAAGAGGTAAAAGATATTGAACTTTTGAGAGAGATTTTAAAAGAGGCTTTCCCTGAGGATAATTATATTCCAGTAGGAGGAGTGGCTTTTTATTTTAAAACGAATGGTTATGACAAGTGGGATTATGAATATGAAACAACCCTCCCCACAATCAAAATAACCGAAATAGAACAAGAAGAAAATTATACTACACATCAAACTAGCGGTAGTAGTAATGTTTTTACATCAAAAAGAAATGTGTTTGAAACAAAAGAAGAAGAAACTTTTGAAAGCGGTGAGTTGGTGGAGGTGTCAAATAATGATTGTAGAAGTTGGGTAAAAGCCTATTTTATTGGTTTTTGTAAAATAGGGTATGCGGTTTGCGAGAAAGAATCAGAATCGGATATTTCTAATTTGGGTTATTGGTCTCACATCCGCAAAATAAACCCCGCTATTGAACAAATCCGAGAAATAATGAAAAAAAATAATATAAGTAAAGAAGAAATTTAATATCTTTGCTTTTATGATACTCAAACTAACTAGAAATATCGTACTAGATGAAGATGATGAAATAACTCAATTACTCGGGTGTAAGACTAATCAAACATCAATACGAATGGATAGAGTAGATGGTTACAGTATTGAAAATGACGAGTTAGTACTAATCATAAACGGTAACGAATACTTTTTTGAATACGATGAGTTGGTTCTGATTGAATTGGAAAACTATTTTAAACTTCTTAATACATCGATGCAGTAATGTTAGAAGAGTTAGCAAAGAAAGACACCTATTGGAGAAAGATAGCCTTTAATATCTGCAAAGATAGATACCTTGCTGACGACCTTGTAAACGAAATGTATCTTAAACTTTATGACTGTAAAAAACAAATTAACGATTTTTTCGTTATTATAGTAATAAGAAACATTTTTTTAGATTTAAAACGTAAAAAAGGAACTTTACATTTAGATGATTTTTATAACTTAGAAGCGGATGTTAATGAGTTTGAAGTTGATGATATAGATAAAATCATTTTAGATGCTTATAACGAACTAACTTTTAGTGAACGTGAATTAATACTATTAGCAAACGAAATGTCTTTAAGAGATATCGAGAAAGAGTTTAACATTAACTATGGGTTCGTTTATAGAAAAGTAAAGTTTGCAAAAGAAAAAATAAAAGACAAATGCCAAGAAAAAAGAAAGTAACAATTGAACATGGAGGTTTAGGAAGCGATATTAAAAACGTTTTAGAATCCACAGGAATTGCAAAAGTAGTTGAGATATTCGCTAACGGTAAAGACTGCGGATGTAATAAGCGAAAAGAAAAGTTTGATAACATCTTACCCAAAAGATATACGGCACGATGTTTGAATGAGCAAGAATATAATGAATGGAAAGCGTTTAGAGAAACAAGAACTTTAAAGCTACAATGGGAGCAAGTGCTATACATTTGCAAACTATATTCAGAGGTATTTAGTAAGCCTTATTGGAAGCCTGAATGTCCTTCATGCGGAAGTTCAACGAAAGAAATGATTAAGATGATTGAAATGATTGATAAAGTATTTGAAACATATGAAAGCAATTAGGTTTGCAGAATGGTTAGCTGAAAATCATTATAGATTATGTAATGTAATAAAAAACAAACACTATTGGATTAGCGAAAGCGATGAAGATGGAATACAAACGACAAAACAACTATTAAATAAATTTAAGAATGAAAACAATTAAAGTATTATTATTAGTAGCAGTAGCCTTTTTGTTAATTGGTTGCTCAGCAGAGGAGGAACAAAGAGAAAACTGTAATTGCATTAAAGAACACTATGTTTACTTTCCTCCAATTGGTTTATTAGTTCCTGAAAGATATGAGTTTTCTTTTGCACTCGGTCAACAATGCGGAACTACTACTCAAGGTTATATTGAAGAATACGGAAGTAATTATAATAGAGTTAGATATATTTGTGAGTAATTGTTTAAACAATACTTTTAACGATGGCAGGTAAAGGAGGAGCAATAGCAGGAAATGGCAGAAAAACAAAAGCGGACGAGGAGAAAGTTAATACTTTATTCGCAAACGCTTTAAAGACTTTTTATTCGGTTGAAACGGAGGAGGAGGCAAAGACCAAACTTGTACATACATTAATGGAATCACAAAGAGGACAGTTGTTTATTAGTGAGCACCTATTCGGCAAACCAAAAGAAACAGTTGAAACAACACACAATATTAATAACTTTAGTATAAAAGAATTGTTTAAGTTTGATAACGATAAAGAGTAAATATAACGCACTCGGAAGCGATAGTAGATACTTTATTGTTTCAGGTGGTAGAGGTAGTGGGAAATCATATTCCATTAACCTCTTTTTACTTTTGCTTACCTATGAAAGTAATCATGTTATTCTATTCACTAGATACACACTTACCTCCGCTCACGTTTCAATTATTCCTGAGTTTATAGATAAGATTGAAACCGCAAATCTACAAAGCGACTTCTATATTACTAAAGATGAAATCATAAACATTAAGACAGGCTCAAAGATTTTATTCAAAGGAATTAAAACAAGCTCAGGAACGCAAACGGCAAACCTTAAATCTTTAGCGGGTGTTACTACATGGGTACTAGATGAAGCGGAGGAACTAAATGATGAAGATACATTCGATAAGATAGACTTTTCAATTAGGACTAAAGATATTCAGAACAGAGTTATACTTATTTTAAACCCAGCGACAAAGGAACATTTTATTTACAATCGTTTCTTTGAATCAAAAGGAGTTCAAGCGGGAAGTAATATTACAAAGAATGATACTACCTACATTCATACTACCTACTTAGATAACATCGAAAACCTTTCAGAAAGTTTCTTAAATCAAATTGAACAAATAAAAGAAAACAATTATAATAAATACAATCATGTTATACTTGGTGGTTGGTTAGACAAAGCCGAAGGAGTTGTGTTTACGAATTGGAGTTTCGGAGCGTTCAACCCCGATAACTTACAAACTTCATTCGGTCAGGATTACGGTTATAGCATAGACCCTACAACCTTAACAGAAGTTGCAATAGATAAAACCAAAAAGAAAATCTACGTTAAAGAATGTTTCTATAAAACTAAGTTAACAACCTCAGAAATATACTCACTTAATAAAGAATTTGCAGAGCGTAAATTAATTATAGGGGATAATGCTGAGGGTAGGTTAATAGATGAGTTACGCTCAATGGGAAATAATATAACTCGATGCGACAAACCACCTATTGAGTTTGGGGTGTCTTTAATGCAGGATTACGAAATAGTAGTAGAACCTACGAGCCAAAACATAGCTAAGGAATTAAATAACTATGTTTACTTAGATAAAGGCAGTAGGTTATACATTGATAACTATAACCATGCTATTGACGCAATACGTTATAACGTTGTGTTTCATTTGGGTAAGACTTACGGAATAGAAATAAGATAGCAAATAACAAAAATCGACTTAAAACGTTTTAATTATATGAAGCTAATATTGCCAGAACATATTGGAGAAATTACTTTGGGGCAGTTCCAAAAGTATAATCTATTGTTAGAGAATCATGACTATTCCGAAATGGAATTTCAAAGTAAAAAGATAGCAATATTCACAAAGTTAGATGAAAAATCATGCGACCTTTTGACAAGTAAAGACCGTAAAGAATGTTTAGATATTATTGATAACTCATTAAATCATACTATTGAGTTTACAAATAAGTTTGACTTTAACGGTAAGAAATACGGCTTTATTCCTAACCTCGATAACATATCAGGATTTGAATTTGCAGACTTAACTACTGCGGGAATGGATGTTAAGAATCTTCATGTAGTAATGGCAGTACTGTTTAGACCGATTATAAACGAGGATAAGTTTGGTAACTATCAAATAGAACCATACAACGGAACGCAGTCAACGGAGGAGGCAATGAAGCAATTACCTTTACACTTGGTTAACGGTGCATTGTTTTTTTTTCTCAATTTAGCAAAAGAATTACGGATACATACCCTGAAATCTACGGAGGCGGAACTAAAGAAGGTCAAAACGCTAGTGACTACTTTGAGAAGTGGGGGTGGTATGCAACATTCGCCGAATTAGCAAACGATGACATAACAAAGATTAACCAAGTAGGGCAAATGAATGTTTACGAAATACATACCTACTTAGCACATAAGATTGATAAGAATAAGTTAAAAGAGGATATTTTTAATAGAGAAATGTTAAAGAATAAATTAAGATGAACCAATATACAGAAGTACTCTACTACATAAAAGAATTAGCTGAGGCGGATTCATTCGTGAATACTGTTACAAGAGGCGAGTTTGATAAATTAGATTTGAATAAGGGTAACATATTTCCGTTAGTTCATATCAATATTGCCTCAGCAGGATTTACAAACGGTAATACAATTACTTTTGATGTGCAAGTTGGATGCTTATGTGTTAGAGATATAAACAAAGAAGTAGTTGAGGATAAATTTTGGGAACAGGATAACGAAGTTGACAACCTTAACGAAACACTTGCTTGTTTGAATCGTATGTGGACTATTATGTATAGAGATTTTACCGATGTAGGAATTACGGCAAGTGAAAATCCAACGTTAGAACCTATGGTTTTTGCAGATAAGAATTTACTAGATGGATGGATTATAGACTTTACAATTGAAGTGCCAAATACTAAACTAAATCTTTGCGTAAGTGACTAATTTAGAAAAGGTTTTAAAAGACTTCAACAAAGAAGTTATTAAACAAGCTAGGGCAAACCTTACACGTAAAGGCAAAAGAGATACTAACACGCTATACAAAGAAATGAATAGCACAGTTAGTGTAGGTAAGAATAGTTTTTATAGTTCAATTGATTTTGGTAAAGCCTCAGAGTATTGGGATTTTATAGATAAAGGGGTTAAGGGTGTATCGAGTTCGCAACGTGCTCCGCAAAGTCCGTATAAGTTTGGAACGGGAACTGGAAGAAAAGGAGGACTAACAAAAGGTATTGATGGATGGGTAAGAAGAAAACGTTTTCAATTTAAAGACAAGCAAGGTAAATTCCTAAGTTATGAATCGACTGCGTTTTTAATTAGACGAGCCATTTGGAATAAAGGTTTAGAAACAACAAACTTTATATCAAGACCTTTTGAGTTGGCATTTAAAAGATTACCGAATGAAGTAGTTGAGGCTTATAGTTTAGATTTAGATAGTACATTAAAATACATAGTAGGATGATTAAAAGTTTAACACCGTTTTGTATTAACGTGCCTTTTGTTGATGTTGCAACAGGTATAACTTGCCAAAAGTACACGCTTAAAGTTTACGTTTGGGATGGATTAAAAACGGCAACACCCGCAACGGCAACTTATGAAATAACAAAGTTTAATCCAACGGCATCAACAGGAACGGATAAGATTAACATAGCAAGGTTAGTAAATGATTTTATAGACTTTGATGCAAACGCAGTTACTATTACCGAATTAGTAGATGGTAATAATCAAAAGTGGGTGCAAACAGAAATCTATTACGACGATAGTGTAATACCAAGAAATCAAACAATACAACTATTGTTAAGAGGTTACGGTTATGGGATGGAAGGAGAAAACCCGCAACCACCAACGAATAAAATACTAATTCCTATTCAAGATTATAAAGTGAATAGAGAGGGTGTTTTTGTAGTTCCTATTTTAATTGATGAGCCAGCGGTGACAGGGTTAGTAATTACAATAACTTTAGTAACGGAGGTTTCCGTAGGTGACGAATACCAAATAACATTTACTACGAATAGAGTTGCTACAAGTGATATAACTGTTTATTATCGTGAAACGGACGACCCTGATTGGAATCTATACGCTGACACGGTTACAAGTCCTTATAATTTAATTGTTGCACCTCCTTTAACGGGCGGTGATTATGAATTTAGATTAAGTCTATTCGATTTGTTGCAAGGAGAAGTAGTTTATAGTAACGTTTATAATTTAATACCATGATAACAATAGATTCTTTTCCTTTAGGTACACTTAGCGAAAGCATAAGCGAGGGCACAACAATAGACAGTTCAGAGAAAGTTAAGTATATTAATATTAATATTTCAGAAGCGGGAACAGACGATTATATCGAAGTGGTTTATAACGGGGAAACAATTACTCTCGTAATAGAAGACGAGTGTAGATTTACTTCTTTAGATGTTTACTTTCAAAATAAAGAAGGGGCGGTTATGGTATTGCCATTTTTTAAAGCAAATACTAAAAGCATAAGTACTACTTCGGAAATGTTTGAAAGTGACAGAGGACAACCGTTATCAGGGAATCATCAATACGTTAAATATAACATTAACGGTAAATCTAAAATTAAAATCAATAGCGGTTTTGTTGCTGAGGAAATGAACGATATTTTTAAACAACTTATGCTAACCGAGAAAGCATGGATTTACGAAAATGATTTGTTGACACCAATTAATTTAGGTAGTACTTCATTGGAGTATAAGACTAGACAAAAAGACCGTTTAATTAATTACGAGATTGAATTTGAATATGCGTTTAACGAAATAAACAATGTTTAATGGTTGTTAAATTATACATAGGAGATACGAGATTAGATTTATTTCAAGATGAAAATATTGAAGTAACATCTTCTATTACTAACAGTTCAGATATTACAAAGAATACAACAGATTACTCAAAGGATTTTACCGTTCCTGCAACCAATATTAATAACCAAGTATTTAAACATTACTACAACGCAAACATAGACAATACTTTTGATGCAAGAGTAAAAGTAGATGGTAGGATTGAATTAGATGGAGTGCCGTATAAAACAGGTAAATGGAGATTAGAAAAAGTTAATGTTAAAAGCGGTTATCCATCAAGCTATACAATTGTATTTTTTGGTAACTTAGTTAGTTTAGTTGATTTGTTAGGCGATGATTTGTTATCAGATTTAGACCTTACGGCATACAACCATTTATATAATTCCGATAACATTGAAACGGGATTAACAGATGGTTTATTCTTTGATGGTTTAACACCAAACATCGTTTATAATTTACTCGCTAAAAAAAGATATATTTACGATAGTGATTTAGCTAACACTACTCAAACAGATGCACTATCTAACATAGCAGTAACGGGTACTTCTAACGGTGTTGTATGGAATGATTTAAGACCCTCTTTAAGATTGAAAGCTATTATAGATGCTATTGAAACGGATTACGGTATAACTTTTACAGACCAATTTTTTGATAGTTTAGATTTTAGAAATCTTTATTTGTGGTTAAATAACGAGGGTTCAAATAAAAGTATTCAGCAATCACAAAAGATAAATTTCAGTAGTATAGTTCCAACGGTTAATAATTTTGATTTGACTACCGATACATGGACAGGAACTACTTTTATTGTGGATTTATTTACTAATAGTAATAGATTTAATTATAGGCTAGAAGTAAATCCTGATGTTGGCTTTACAACCGTACCTTATACAATTGTAGTAAAAAACTTTGGAGATGAAGTTTTAAGAGTAAATAGAACGGGTTCAAGCAGTACGGGTACAATTTCAATACAAACAGTACCAAGCACAGATTTTAGCTATACATTTTTTATTGAAACAAGTGTAGGTTTTGATTTTGATGCTACTTTATTTATTGACCAAATAGGCAGTATCGCAAACGTAAACGGGGAGGTTTTGGCTACTGGTCAATCTATACTTCCAACTTTTGAAATAAATAAAAACATTCCTAAAATTAAAGTAATTGATTTTTTAACGGGGTTGTTTAAAATGTTTAAATTGGTTGTCTTTCAAGAGAGTGACGAGATATACATAAACACTTTAAACAATTATTATGCTGAGGGTAAACTTATAGACATAACTAGATACATTGATTTTTCAGATGTAGAAGTATCAAGAGGTAAAATATTAAGAGAAATCAATTTCAATTTTGAAGACCCTTCAACAATATTAAATGTTCAATTTAAAAAGAATACTACAATTGCTTATGGTGATGAAGAGTTAAACCTTACAGATGAAAATGGTAAACCTTTAGACGGTGACACATTGGAATATAAGATTCCGTTTGAGCAAGTTGTATTTGAAAGATTATTAGATATTGATGACAACGAATTAACTTCAATTCAATACGGTGCTATTATAGATGAAAATTTTAATGCGGTTAATCCAAAACCCGTTATATTTTATAATGATGTTAGTGACTTGGGTTCTAAACAATTATCTTTTATAGATGATACAGCAACGCAAGTTATTTTAGGTGGTGACATTAACAACCCTTCCCATGTATTCCCGTTGGATACGAAAACTTATTCAACTGTATTTGGTGCTGAATTTAGCACTTGGGATGGTACGTTAATACAAAACACTCTTTATACTAATTATCATAAAAACTATATCGAAAGTATATTTAATATTAAAAGACGCTCATTTGCTTTTACTTCTCATTTGCCTTTACAAATATTAAGTTCATTAAAACTAAACGATGTTTTAAAAATCAAAGACAACTATTACAGAATAGATAATTTCACTTTGAATTTAACCAACGGAATATCTAAACTAAATTTAATTAATTCTTTTGATAATACTATTACACCATGATAACAGAAATAATTGAAGCGTTGCATAAATCAGACTATTTCGGTGCTGGAGAATTTACGGAAATAGCAAAAGGAAAACACGAAATACCTACTACGGTAAAATCAGGAATTTATAAAGTTAAGAGAAAATGGCTATCGAAAAGAAAATAGATATAATCGTTGACACCTCGAGTGCAATAACAAACGTTGATAAGTTAGACACTTCGATGAAAGCGTTGGATAAAACAACGGAATCATTTGAGAGTACGCAAAAGCAAACCAAACAAGCGGTTTTAGATAACGGTGGGGCAATGGGTTTACTTAACGATGCAACGGGTGGGTTAGCAATGACTTTTAAAGATGCGGTCGAAGCGAGTTCCCTATTTGGGAAACAGTCTAAAATAGGAATCGCAACTCAAAAAGCCTATGCTTTTGTAATGGGTACTTCTACGGGTGCAATGAAAGCATTTAAACTTGCTTTGATAGGAACGGGGATTGGTGCACTAGTTGTTGGAGTAGGTTTGCTTATTGCGAACTTTGATAAGGTTAAAAAGGCAGTTATGAGTTTCATTCCTGCACTTGAAATAGTAGGGGATTTTATAGGTAAAATAGTAGATGCGGTTACTGATTTTGTTGGTATAACCTCAGATGCGACAAGAGCCTTAGATGAATTTGAAAGAAAATCAAAAGAGGCTTTAGATAAAAGCACAATGTACACAGAATTGAATGCTTACAAGCATGACGAGTTTACAAATAGAAAATTAAAAGCAAATGAGGACTATCTTAAAAAGTCGTTAGAACTTACTGAGATGTTTAGAAATGGCGAAATAAAAAGCCAAGAGGAATTAGATGAATATTTAAGACAAGCAAGAGCTAAGAGAAATTTTGAGATTGGTCAAGCGGATGCAGATAGAGAGGCAAAAAGAAACGAGGCTAGACAAAAGGAAATAGAATCTGAAAGAGCCGAATATAAAAGAAAGCAAGACGAATTAAAAGCACGACGAGCACAAGAGTTAAAAGAGATTGAAGAATTTGAAGCGGAGATTGAAAGGCTAAAATATAAAATTATAAAAGCCGAAGATGAAAGACAGAAAGCGATAACGATAGCCAATAGCGAAAGACTGCAAGAAAATTCAACCAACGCAATTAACGAACTTATTGCAACCGCAGACGCTCAGGCGAATATTTCCGACCAAATGCAACGAAGAGAGGAAATATTAATGGGTGCTAAAGTTCAAATGGCACAACAAACTTTGGCTTTAATTTCTGAAATAGCTGGCGAAGGTTCAAAGGTTGCTAAAGGGGTTGCGGTTGCTCAGGCTACAATTAGTGCATACGAGGCAGTATTAAGTACTTTTAAAACTGCGTCCGCATCACCTATTACAACATTCTTTCCCGCTTATCCATTTATACAAGCAGGTATTGCAGGTGCGTTTGGTGCGTTGCAAATTAAAAAGATTTTAGCAACCGACCCATCAAAAGGAGGCGGTAATGTTTCAAGAGGTGATACTGGAAGCGGAGGCGGTCAAGCACCAACCGCCCCATCTTTTAATTTAGTAGGAGGAACGGGTATTAACCAAATTGCACAGGGGTTAGGACAACAACAACAACCTATTCAAGCGTATGTAGTAAGTGGTAATGTTACTTCTGCTCAGGCTTTGGATAGAAATATAGTTAATACTGCGAGTGTGGGATAGTTATTTATTTGCTTTTTTTACAACAAAATAAGTTATAAATATACCTAAAAATATAGATAAAGGAAAATATAACCAATAGCCAAGAGTATAAGATATTTTATTAATAAATAAAAAAGTAAACCCTAACAAAGTAAGATAAATAAATATTATCGGTATTATTGAAAATAACAATATCATTAAAAATTCTTTGTCTTCTTTATTCATTGAATGTTTATTTATTAAAAAACAAATGTATAAAATATTTCAATACAAATTACAAAAGTGTAACAAAAATAATATCAAAACGTTTTAACAATATGAATAAACTCAAAACCTACGAGGCAATATTTGACGAGGGAGAAAATACGGGAGTGTATGCCGTTTCTTTAGTAGAAAACCCAGCTATGGAAGGTTTATTTATTGCACTAAGTAAACATGAAGTTCAGTTAAAAGAAGTTGACAAAGAGCAACGGATTTTAATGGGTTTAGTTTTAGAACCGAATAAACCTATTTATAGAAATCAGGGAGGCGAAGAATTTAATATAGTTTTTAACGAGGCAACAATTAAAAATCTTTCTTACTCTTTTTTCAAAAATAAGTATCATCAAAATTCAACAATTGAACATGATAGCAAGAATAAAATTGAAGGAGTTACTTTTGTTGAAAGTTGGATTATAGAAGATACAAAAAACGATAAAAGTAATGCGTTAGGTTTTAGTTATCCAAAAGGTTCATGGATGGCTACAATGAAAGTAGATAGTGACGATGTTTGGAATAACTACGTTAAGACAGGCAAAGTGCAAGGGTTTTCAATCGATGCAATGCTATCTTTAAAAGAAGTAAATTTAAAATCAATTAATATGAGTGAACAAGCAGAAAAAGGCATTATACAAATGCTTTCAGATTTGCCAAATCAGATAAGACTTGCTTTATTTCCTGATAAACCTATTCAGTTGGGTAGTTTAAAATCGGAAGATGAAGCGGTTATGTTTGAGTTTGAGGGCGAAATGCTAACAGTAGGAGGCGAGGTTTGGGTTACTGCGGAGGATGGAATGAGAGTTCCCGTTCCCGTTGGAGAATACCCTTTAGAATCAAATCTTATTATGATAGTTACCGAAGAAGGTAAAGTAGGCGAGTTGGTAGAAAAACCAAGCGAAGAAGTTAAAGTAGATGCACCTGCTGAAATGGCACAACCCGAAGAAGGTGGTAAAGTTTCAAACGATGCTAAAATTTCAAGTGAAATTGAAAGTGCAATTAAATCAATTTTGATTAAGTACTCAGAGCAATCAGAGGAGTTGAAAGAATTGAGAGCACAATTTGTAGAAATGGCAAATCAACCCGCATCAAAACCAATTAAAGCACAGGTTACAATGAGCGAACCTAAAAACGCAAAAGAAAGAATTTTTAGTAAAATTAACCAATTAAAATAAATAAATATGTCAATAGTTTACGGAGATGAAAAATTAGCAGTACGCACCGAAACAATTACAGGAGCGACTACTTTAGATGCTAGTGATAGTGGTAAGTTTTTTACACTAGCAGGAGCAACAGGAGCACAAGTAACATTACCAGCGGTAGCAATCGCAGGATGGAAAGCACGTTTTACAGTAGGGTTAGCATTTGCAACTACTAACTGGACTTTACGTTCAGCAACAAATGTTATTCAAGGTTCGGCAGATGTTAACAGTACTTTGGTACTTGGTGCAAACGAGAACACAATTTCATTCGTTGCGACGGCTGAAACAGTAGGGGATTTTGTTGAAATCTATTCAGACGGTACTAACTTCTATGCTTACGGCTTTGGTGCTTTGGCAGGAGCTATCACATACACAGCAGTTTAATTAAATAAATAAAAAAGAAATATGGCAACTACTACAACAGTAACATCAAACTACGCAGGAAGAGAAGCGGGCGAGATTATAGGTCAAGCGTTTAAAGAAGCTGATACATTAGCAAAAGGATTTGTATCGAGATTTGAAAACGTAAACTACGAACTTAATTTAAGAAAAATTGAGTTAACAGGAGGCAAAAGAGAATATACTTGTGGGTTTCTTCCTGCGGGTGCAATTACATTATCTGAAAAAAAATTAATACCTAAAAAATTCAAAGATGATTTTTCAGTATGTAAAGAAGATTTCAGAGCACAATGGAGTTCAGAATCAATGGGGGCAAGTGCTCACAATAACAACGCACCATCTGATATTATGGATGCTATTACAGTTGAGAAATTAGCTCAAACTGCTGAGGAGTTAGACGATAATATTTGGAACGGTGACGGTGCAAACGCTGACGAGTTCGACGGGCTTTTGAAATTGTTTTTAGCCGATGCAAGTGTTATTGATGTAGATTTGGATGTGGTTACTGAAACAAACGTAGAGGCAATGTTAAAACTTGCTTTAGCCGCAGTACCCGTAGCAATCCGTAGACGCTCATTAAGAGTAGGTGTTTCTCCTGATGTTGCACAAGCATACAACTTTTGGTTAATTTCTAAAGGAATTTCTAACGGTTTAGGAGGCGACGCAAACACTAACTTAATTTTTGGTAAATACAGAATCGAAGAAATCAATGGCTTACCTGCAAACACAATAGTAATTGCTGAGCCTAAAAACTTGATTTTTGCAACAGGATTGGAAGCCGACCACAAC